CAGATGGTCGGCCTGTCATGAGCGGGGACGTTCTGGCGCGGCTGCTGGCGCAGGCGGCGGACAGCGGCGCGGACCTCGTCACGCTGCGCGCTGTGGCGGAGGAAGCGGGGGAACTGGGCGCGACGCGGGCGCTCACCCGGCTGGGCCTCACCGATCCGCAAGCGGCGGAGGATGTCGCCGAGCTGCGCGAGCTCCTGTCGGCTTGGCGCGAGGCCAAGTCGTCGGTGTGGAAAAGCGCGGTCGGCTGGCTGACGCGGTTGCTTGGGGCGCTGCTGCTGGCGGGGATCGCGATGCGGCTGGGGATGGAGGATTGGCTGAAATGAGCCTCTCCTTCACCGGCTATGCCGCGATCTGGGACCGGATGGACCGGGCGGGCGACGTGATGCGACGCGGGGCCTTTGCGGGCGCCGACCAGGTGCCGCTGCTCTGGCAGCATCGCGGCGCGGCGATGGGCCGCATCACCGCCATGGCGGAGGACGATACGGGCCTGTCGGTCGAGGGTACGGTCGACGACCCCGCGCTCGCCGCTTTGGTCCGCTCCGGCGCGGTGGCGGGGCTGTCGGTCGGCTACCGGCCGCGCGTCGTCCATCAGGGGGCGGCCCGCGCCATCCTGTCGGCCGAACTTATCGAGATCAGCCTGGTGACGGTGCCGATGCAGCCGCTCGCCCGCGTGATTCAGATTTTTACCAAGGGGGAATGATATGGACGTGATCGAACGGCCCGTTCTGGACGGCGCACGCAAGACCAGCGGCGCTTTCGACGGCTATGTGCGCAGCGGCACCACCGTCGAGCTGAAGGCCTTTACCGGCACCACCGGCGACAGCGGCGGCTTTGCCGTCCCGCGTGAGATCGACGCGGCGATCGGATCGGTGCTGCGCAACGTCTCGCCCATCCGCGGCATCGCCAATGTCGTGACGGTCGGCTCGGCGGGGTATCGCAAGCTGGTCACGACCGGCGGCACGCCGTCGGGCTGGGCGAGCGAGACGGCGGCGCGGCCCGAAACGGCGACGCCCAGTTTCGTCGAACTCGCCCCGCCGATGGGCGAGCTTTACGCCAATCCGTCGGCCAGCCAGGCGATGCTCGACGATGCGGCCTTCGACGTCGAGGGCTGGCTGGCGAGCGAGATCGCGACCGAGTTCGCACGCGCCGAGGGGCAGGCCTTTGTCAGCGGATCGGGTATCAATCGGCCCAAGGGTTTCCTGACCAACCCGGTCTCGACCGCCAAGGACGGCGCGCGTCCCTTCGGCACGCTGCAATATATGCCGAGCGGTGCGCCGGGCGCGTTCGGGGCGGGCGCGGAGGACCGGCTGGTCGAGCTGGTCCAGCTGCTTCGCGCGCCCTATCGTCAGGGGGCCTGTTTCGTGATGAACGCGGCCACCTCGGCACGCATCCGCAAGCTGAAGACGACGGACGGCCAGTTCCTCTGGGCGCCGGGGCTTGCGGCGGGGCAGCCCGCAACGCTGCTCGGCTATCCGGTGGTCGAGGCGGAGGACATGCCCGATGTTGCCGAGAACAACTACGCCATCGCGTTCGGCAATTTCCAGGCGGGGTATCTGATCACCGAGCGCGCCGAGACCGCGATCCTGCGCGATCCGTACAGCAACAAGCCGTTCGTCACCTTCTACGCCACGCGGCGAGTCGGCGGCTGCGTCAGCGACTCGGAGGCGATCAAGCTGATGAAGTTCGCGACGGCCTGAGCCCCTGAAAAATCGGGGCAGCCGCAAGGGGCTGCCCCGTAGTTCAGGGAGGATGCCGGACCCGGCCGGGGGGCGCGGGGTCGGCATGGCCGGTGCCCAAGGGGGAGGAGGGCAGCGGCTGTCCGACTCTCTGCGCGCCAACTGTGACGCCCGTGTGTCGGACCTGTCGCAGTTTGTATCGATGAAGGAGTTTACATGATGAGCGGGACGAAGGAGGCCATGCCCCCGGCGACCGTGACGGCGGCGGCCGGTGCGGTGCGCGCGCTGCTGCGGCTGGAGGAGGGCAATGAGGCGGCGCTGGTCGAACGGGTCGCGGGTGTCGCGCTGGGGCTGGCCGAATCCTTTTGCGGGCAGATGCTGATTCGGCGGCTCGTCGAGGAGCCGCTGCCGGGATCGGTGGCGTGGCAGGCGCTGGCGGTGACGCCGGTCGTGACGATCCTGTCTGGCGGTGAAAACGCGATTGACCGGGACGGGCGCGGCTGGGTCCGCACGCGGGAGGCCGTGACGGTGCGCTATCGCGCGGGTCTTGCCGAGGATTGGGACGGCCTGCCGCCCGAGATCGCGCATGGCGTGGCGATCATGGGCGCGCATCTGTTCGACAATCGCGATGCCGCCGCCGTTCCGCCCGCCGCCGTCGCCGCACTTTGGCGGCCATACCGGCGGATGCGGCTCGACGGGCCGAGGCGGGCATGACCGCGCGCGAGGCGCTGCGGGCTGGGCTGATGACCGCGCTCCGTCCCGTTCTTATTCCGCTCGGTGTGACATTGTTCGACGCGGTGCCGGTGCGGGCGAGCGTACCGCAGGCGGTGCTGGGCGAGCCGAGCGACAGCGACTGGGGCGCGGCGGGGATTGAGGGGCGCGAACTGCGCGTCGCGCTGACCCTGACCGATGAGGGCGAGCAGCCCCGGCGCTTACGTGCCTGTGTGCAGGCGGCGGAGGCGGTCAGCCTGGCCGGAGTGCTGGCCGACGGATGGCGAGTGGCGGGGCTGAGCGTCACCGCGAATCGGATGGCGAAAGCGGGCGCGCGCTGGACGGCGAGCGTCGAATGGCGCGCCCGGTTGTGGCGCACGGGACAATAGGGGGACGGGACATGGCAATCGAAAAGGGAAGCGCCTTTCTGCTCAAGATCGGCGACGGGGCCGAGCCGCCCGCCTTCGCGACGATGGCGGGGCTGCGCACCACGCAGCTGTCGATCAATGGCGAGACGGTGGTGGTGACGAGCAAGGATTCGTGCGGCTGGCGCGAATTGCTGTCGGGCGCGGGGGTGCGGCATGTCAGCGTGGCGGGCGCGGGCGTGTTCACCGGATCGGCGGCGGAGTCGCGGATGCGCGGCCATGCGCTGGCGGGCACGATCGAGACCTATCGGTTGAGCTTCGAGAGCGGCGGGTCGATGACCGGGCGGTTCCTGGTCACGCGGCTGGATTACTCGGGCGATTTCGGCGGCGAGCGCACCTACACGCTGGCGCTGGAAAGCTCCGGCCCGGTGGTGTCGGCATGAGCGCGAATCCGATGCGCGGCGAGGCGAGCGTTCGGGTCGGCGGCGCGGAGCTGGTGGTGCGGCCGAGCTTCCAGGCCCTGGTCGCGGCGGAAGGCGAACTCGGTCCGCTGTTCGGGCTGGTCGAGCGGGCCGGCGAGGGCAAGCTCTCGCTGGGCGAGGCGGCGGCGCTGATCTGGCATTGCCTGCGCGAGGTGCCCGAGGGGGTGAGCCGCGAGCAGCTGGGCGAGGCGCTGGTTGATCTGGGGCTGGCGGCGCTGGCGCCCGTGCTGCGGCAGTTGCTGCGCCAGATATTGGGCGGCAAATGACCTTCGCCGAGGCGGCGGCGCGGCTGGCGGGGATGGCGGGCGCGGTGCTGGGCTGGTCGCCCGACCGCTTCTGGCGCGCCACACCGGCCGAGCTTCAGGGAATCGTGACGGCGATGGCGGGCGGTGGTGAGGGTGGCGATCCACCCTCGCCCGCCACGCTCGCCCGCTTGCGGGAGATGTATCCGGATGGATGAGCAGGATTTCGCGCCCCGCATCGACATGCGGGGCTTCGCAGCGGACATGGGGGCCATGCGCGCCGAACTCTCGCGCGGGCTGGGCGATGCGGCGGAGATCGGCGCGCGCTCGGTCGAGGGGGCGCTGCTGCGCGCCGCGCGGACCGGCAAGTTCGGCTTCGAGGAGTTGAAGGCGACCGCGCTGTCGGTGCTCGACCAGATCGCGCGGGTGGCGTTGAAACAGGGGATGGCGTCGGTCGGCGATGGCGGGTTGCTCGGCCTGCTGGGCGGTGTGGCCTCGGGTTTGCCGGGCCGGGCGACCGGCGGGCCGGTGTCGCCCGACCGGCCCTATCTGGTCGGCGAGCGCGGGCCGGAGGTCTTCGTGCCGACCAGCAGCGGGCGGGTCGAGACGCTGCGCCCCGGCGGCGCCCCGCGTGACGTCCGTGTGGCGATCACCATCAACGCCGGGGCGGGGGAGGCGGCGGGCGTGCTGCAACGCTCCAGCCGACAGGTCGCAAGGGCGGTACGCGCGGCGCTGGCCGAGGACTGAAACCCCATTCCTCCCCTGCAGGGGAGGAATAGAAGGAATGCTGTCATGCAATATTGCCTGCACGACCAGCGGCGCGAGCAGCGGAGCGACATTCTTTCACGCTTCGACCCGCGCTACTGGACGGTCGATTTTCCGCGCCCGAT